ACTTCTGCGTCGTATTTACGATGCTTGTTATGATTCCATGGTTCCGAATAGTATTCCTGCTGCTGTGCTTACTCTCGCTAAGTATCAGTATCAAATGGCATTTGTGGCAGATCAAGAAATAAATATGCTAGCATGTCTAACAGAAATTATGGTGGAGTGTGAATTCAAATGACTAAAAATCCTAATTGGAAGAGGCAACATCAAGTGAAGTCTAAGTTTTACTATGTCTTTTGGGGAACAGCCACTATTGCAGTTGTTCTTGGACAATTGTATGTTGGTACTGGATATCGAGTTCTGCATGGAAGTGTGCAAGAACTACTTAGTAAAGTTGATGGAGTTCTTCTTCATGCAACTCCTAATGGACGTGAATTTTATTGATGATTGTATCTGAAGAAACTGCTGTCTGGGCAGCAGATGAGTTTATAAAATATTTCTCTCATATGGGAAATATTGAAGACTACATGCGTTTTGTCAAAATGCAAGTAGTTTCTGGAACTAGCCGACTATTCTCTCTTAAGGATGAATTCTTTAATGATGATATCCATCCTGAAGATATGGAGTTTGAGATTGTTCGTGTTGGTGGAAAAGTAAAGGGTGGATCACTGCAAGTTCCTCAAGAGTATTTTACCGAATTGCTAGCGGCAGTATCTTCTCATAATAATGAGCAGAATGTTCCTGGTAGAGAACTTAAATGGGTTGTCTTTGAGAAAAATACAAAGAAGATTCTTGGATTTATTCGCTTTGGTTCTCCAACCATCAACTCTAAACCTAGGAATATTTGGTTGGGCAAGTGCCCCGATTTGTCTATCTTCAATAGACATGCTGCTATGGGGTTCGTAATCGTGCCCTCACAACCTTTTGGCTACAACTACCTAGGAGGCAAGTTACTCGCCCTCCTATGCTGCTCTCACTACGCTAGAGAGTGCTTAAACGTTGAGTTTGAGAAAGACATTGGTTTGTTTGAAACAACCTCCCTGTATGGTTCTGTGACGGACGCATCTCAATATGATGGACTCAAACCATTCATGAGGTATAAAGGACTGACTGAGAGCAAGTTCCTACCTCTCCTGCATGATGATATCTTTCATAAGTTACACGATCATTTTACATACCTGAATAACAATACTCCTCTCACAGACAATAGTGCGTCCTCCAAAAAAATGAAGAGACAAACTAAGATGATCTCTATCGTTCGTAACTCTCTTAAAGATACGGACAAACTTAGATTGTTTAATAACACTCTTACGTCTGCGTTTGGAATTACTCAGAAGAAAAGATTTTATACGTCTGATTATGGGTATTCAAATATTCGTGAGGTTATTCTTGGTGAACAAGACAAGTTAATCCCAGGACAAAACTGGGAAAAGCATGAACTAGACAACATCATCAAATGGTGGAAGAAGAAGGCAACCAAGAGATATGAGAGACTCAAGCAAGAAGGTAGGTTCAGAGATAAGGTTGAACTCTGGACAGAAGATGATGACATTCAAATTATTAGATAATGGAACTCAAAGACTGGCTTAATTCAATTAATTTTAATAAGGAAGATCTAAGTGAAGATATTAGCTCTTACCCTCCATATATTGTTAATCGTTGTTTGTCTGGGCACCTTGATTGTGTCATGTACGCTAATGAAATGAATAAGTATAACTTTCTTGATAAAGATATGCAATATTCTTTTTATCTAAATACTTTGAGGAAAAGAAAGAGGTTCTCTCCTTGGCTCCGAAAGGATAAAGTCCAGGATCTAGAATGTGTCAAACAATACTATGGTTATAGTAATGAGAAGGCATCTCAAGCTCTGAAAATTCTTACTAAAGAACAGATTAATTTTATTAAACAACGACTTGACATTGGAGGCAAAAAATGACTACTACGGTAGAACCTACAGTACAATGGTCTCAAGATCAAATGGTGGAGGTACTTCTTAATGAACCTGATGATTTTCTTAAAGTCAGAGAGACGCTAACCAGAATTGGGGTTGCATCGCGTAAAGAGAAGAAACTCTATCAATCATGCCATATCTTGCATAAGCAAGGTAAGTATTACATTGTTCATTTTAAGGAGTTGTTTGCTCTTGATGGCAAACATGCCAACTTAACAATCAATGATGTTCAACGTCGCAACAGAATTGCACGTTTACTTGCTGATTGGGGACTCATTAATATTGTAAATCAGGAATCGGTTGTTGATATTGCTCCACTAAATCAAATCAAAGTTCTTGCCTATAAGGATAAGAGTGATTGGGTATTGGAACAAAAATATAACATCGGAAAAAGGGGAAAGGCGCAAGAAACTGAATGAATTTAATTGTAATTATCTGCATGGCAATGGTGATAATGACTTCATATGGCATTTATCTATCATTCGGGCCTCCATCTAAACTATTAGATGACACTTTTGATGAGCATGAGCACTAAATAATTTGTGTCTTTCGTGCGGCACACTCTACAATCGGAACACCCTACAAAGAGGTTCGGTTTACCCGTTGCCTCTTTTTTTCTGTTCATGTATAATTAGTAATGTCAGAGGAGAGGGGGTATAACTCCCCCTTTGACGCCAAAGGTTGCCTTCGGGAACCACAAAACACAAACTCGCTTTTAAAGGAGCTACCATCATGAGTACACTTGCACGTTACACTGCAGCAGATCTCCCTGTTCTTTTAGATAAAATATCTAAGAATAGTATCGGTATGAATGACTACCTAAATAGGGTATTCGATCTACACGAAACAACTACTAACTACCCTCCATATAACTTGATACAGGTAAGTAATGTTGAATCAAAACTTGAGTTAGCATTGGCAGGGTTCGGAAAAGCAGAAGTAAATGTCTACACACAAGATAGCAAACTCTTTATTGAGGGTAAGAAGGAGGATAAAGAGACGGAAACCAACTACCTGCACAAGGGTTTGGCTCAACGGAGTTTTACTAGAGCGTGGACGCTCAGTGACGATACAGAAGTTCGATCAGTTACTTTTGAAGATGGGTTACTGACAGTAACTCTCGGTAGAATTGTTCCAGAACATCATCAACGCAAGGATTGGTTTTAATGCATCATGAACCAAATGGTGAGAGTTCTACATTAAAAGAATTGATAATCGCTTGTGCAGTATTACTCATCTTCGCAATAATTTGTTTTTTGATTATGTTTGCAGGAATGCTATAAATATCAGTGGCTACCTTGTTAAATATCGTCGCCGTAGAGGGGCAACTGGCAAAATCCAGTTGACGCCCCTCTTTTTTCTTGGTAGAATACTCTTGAAGTTAAAACGTCTTATGGCACCTAAGAAGAAAGAGTATGTTGATGTCGTCTTACCTACCTCAGGCGATGGTGTTGACTATGAAGTAATCAGTCGTAAGATCACTGAAAATGCACATCGTCAATGGGATGATATCAAATCAGATCCCTATGATGAGATTGTAGAGATTCGTAAAAAGACATGTTATGGTAACCCTGAAGAAGTCTTTGAGACTTTTGAAACAGTGCGTTATCGTAAGTACAAACCTGTCCCTGAACTTCCTACAGAAGTTAAAGTAGAAAAGCAAAAAGTTAAACAAGAAGTAAAAGTAGAATCATGACTATTAAACTGATAGTACTGAAGTCTGGTGAGGACATCATCGCTGATGTTGCAGAGATGGCAGCTGGAGAAGAAAATGAAAGGGTAGTCGGATATTTTCTTCACAAACCATGTGTTGTGAAAATTAGAGACTCTCAGTTGGTTGAAAAAAATGAAGACGAAAATAAAACGTCTTTCAAGGTATCTCTATTCCCTTGGATGCCGCTCACAACTGAACAGACAATTCCAGTTCCTGCTGACTGGTTGGTTACAATGGTTGAACCTAGGGAAAATTTAAAAGAAATGTACGTTGAGGAAGTTTTAGAACATGGAAAAGACAATCAAAGCGATTCTGTTGACAACAAATCAGATTCTGATCAGTGAGATTTCTGAAATTGGAGCGGATATTGGCCAACCAGATTGTAAGTTGAGCAATCCATTCGTTCTTCAGAACGATGGTACACTAGAACCGTGGTTGGTTTCTGTATCACGTCAAGATGTTTTTATGATTAGTTCTGATAAGATTATTACTCTTACAGAACCCATGCCCACCCTGGTTGAAAAATACGAAGAGCTCACTAAGTAATGCGTTTCTACACTAATGTTCAGTTGATTGGTAATCAGTTTCTCGTTCGGGGAGTTGAAAATGGTAAAAGATTTGAAATTAGAGATGAGTTCTTTCCCACACTTTTTATTAAGTCAAAGAAAGATTCTCAATATAGAACATTAGGTGGTGAAACGGTTGAAGAGATTCGTCCGGGCACCGTCAGAGATTGTAGAGAATTTTATAAAAAATATGATGATGTAGATGGATTTGATATCTATGGGAACGATAGATACATCTACCAATATATTTCTGAGAAGTATCCAGAAGATGAAGTAAAGTTTGATATTAGTCAGATTAAACTTATTACTCTTGATATTGAGGTTTCATCTGAGGCGGGGTTCCCAGATGTTGAATCTGCGTCAGAAGAAATTCTTGCAATCACTATTCAAGATTATACTACCAAAAAAATTACGACGTGGGGAGTAAAACCCTTCATCAATAAACAGAAGAATGTAACTTATCATCATTGTCCAAGTGAGCATGAACTTCTAAGTCATTTTATTAATCATTGGATGGTTGATGTTCCTGATGTAATCACTGGATGGAATATTGAACTATATGACATTCCATATATCTGCAAGCGTCTCAATAGAGTTCTCGGAGAGAAGCTTATGAAGAGGTTCTCTCCATGGGGACTCGTGAGTGAAGGGGAAACTTTTATCAAAGGTAGAAAGCACACAACGTTTGATGTTGGTGGAGTGACTCAACTTGACTATTTGAATCTTTATAAAAAGTTTACCTATAAAGCTCAGGAATCTTATAGACTTGATTATATTGCTAGCGTAGAACTTGGACAGAAAAAGTTAGATCACTCTGAGTTTGATACTTTTAAAGACTTCTATACTCATGGTTGGCAAAAGTTCATTGAATATAATATCGTTGACGTAGAACTCGTTGATAGATTGGAAGATAAGATGAAACTTATTGAACTTGCTTTGACGATGGCATACGATGCTAAGGTAAATTATGTGGATGTGTTCTATCAAGTTCGCATGTGGGATAACATAATTTATAACTATTTAAAAAGAAGGAATATTGTTATTCCTCCAAGAAACAAGTCCTCTAAAAACGAAAAGTACGCAGGTGCTTATGTTAAGGAACCGATTCCGGGAAAGTATGATTGGGTGGTGTCTTTTGATCTTAATAGCTTGTACCCTCATCTTATTATGCAATATAACATCTCGCCAGAGACATTACTCGACGAAAGACACCCAACGGCTACAGTTGATCGAATCCTTAATGAAGAGATAAACTTTGAATTGTTCAAGGATAATGCGGTATGTGCTAATGGAGCAATGTTCCGTAAGGACGTTCGTGGATTCCTGCCAGAACTCATGGATAAGATGTATAATGAACGGGTAATTTTTAAGAAGCGAATGCTTCAGGCAAAGCAGGCATATGAAAAAACTCCTACCAAGGTATTGGAGAAAGAGATTGCCCGTTGCAATAATATCCAGATGGCTAAGAAGATTTCGCTCAACTCTGCTTATGGTGCAATCGGTAATCAGTATTTTAGGTATTACAAA